TAGTTCTCTAAAATCAGTTACTATTGATGTTTTAGCTATGTTGATAGCATCTACTGCTTTTAAGTATGGTTTAAATAAGTTATCCTGCAACCAAGCTAAATCTTTACTACCTTGATCACCTTTACCAGCTAGATAATATAGCAAACCTTCAAAATCTTCTGCAGACGGAGGTAAAAACATAGTGTACTTATCTTTGTTCATACCTTTTCTTTCAGCTACTATTTTAGAATATGTAGCATCTTTGTTTACACCACTCTGATGTTCTATTATTTCGTTTATCTTTGTTTCTAACTCTGATTTACTAAACGCTAATTCAACTCTACTTTTAACATCTACATCTTTTAATATATCAGATACAGCTTTTATATTCTTAATAGCATCGTCAGCAAAATAAAAGTCATTATAACCCTCAGATACTTTGTTTATAATCCAATCAGCTTTAGCCTCTGGTCTACCGTCTTCTAGTCCAGTTATATTATCTATAGGTATATTTAAACCAATACCTTTTAAAAACGCGTGTATAGCATACGCTGCTTCTTGTGGTCTTGCTGTTAAAACAAATATATCACCTGTACCAAACTTACCAGCTCTTTTCAAAGCTAAATCAGCTAAAGGACCTTTTTCACCTTCAACAACTTTGTTAAACTCACTAAAATCAAACTTAGCACCAGCAGCTTCAAGATCAGCTGATTGTAAAGCAAATTCAGTGGCATCTATTTTAAACTTTTTATTATCTAATGTAACTAGTATTTTACTTTTTGTTCTAGCTAAAGTATCATCAAAATCAAAAACACTAATACCTTTCTTTTTAGCTACAGACTTACTATTAGCTTGTTGTAAGTTTTTTCTAGTTGTAGATGTTTTGTTTATATCGTTTGATAATATTTCTTTTGCTTTTTTATCTCTTATGTATTCAGCAGAATTTACACCTGATATATGATAATGATTTCCTGCCTCGTTAACTGTCATAAACATGTTAACTTTAAACTCAGCAGCTTGGTTAACCTTACCACCAGCGTCATCAATACCATTTAAAACCTTGTTAGTACTAAATAACGTTACGTGATCTTTAAATATATTGTTAGCGTCTTCTACAGTTTTTATCTGATTATAAAATAACGCTACAGCTAGATCACCCATTGTAGCGGAGTTAGCACCTAAATGTTCGTTTTTAGTTTTTAAATCTGTTATAGCTTTATCACGATCTCCATCATTTTCTTTTAAAGCTTGATTATAACCAGATACTTTAGACCATTTTTCATAATAGCTTTTTGCTTTTTTATTTTTAGAAGCTGATTGTATACCGTCAACTATTCTAAAATGTTCTATAGTACTTAACGCTCTAAAACCATTTATAATGTTTGTTTGTGATTGTAACATTAAATAAATAGTCTCGTTGCTTAATTTAGCTTCATTTATTTTTAAAGCTATATAGTTTCTTAAATCCGTATTAGCTTCGTTTGCAGCTTGTAAAACTTCGTAGTTAGTTAACATTATCTGTAACTTGTCATTAACAGACTCAGCTTCGTTTATAGATTTTAATATTTGACCTAGTTTACCAGAATCAACAACTTTAATTACATCTTCTATATTATCTAATAAATTAGCAAATTCATCATTAGCAACTTCTTGCGAAGCTACACCCTCTAATTCATTTATAAATGCTCTAAATTTTTTAGGATTTAAATGTCTGTAGTGTATACCCATAAAATCTATACCAAGCACCTTTAATACTTTAGGATCTAGAACACCAGCTAGTTTTAATATGTCTTTTTGATATTGTTCAAATTGTTTAAAGTCACCATCTCTAATCCATTTTATTTCTTTTTGTCTTATAGTTTCACCTATTTTTGAAGGTAGATTTTTACTAGTAACAGTTTGTATAAAGCCGTTTGGCCCATCAATACCATTATCTTCTATATAAGATTTAGCTCTATCGTACAGGTGTAATAAACCATTATCTTCAAACTCATCACGCATGTACTCGGCTTTATTTGTACCGTTCTTAGCAACTTTTAAATACTCATTAAGTAAATCACCTTGTTGTTGTTTACTCATGCTAAAAGCAGCCTCTGGACTTCTCTTAATAGACTCTGCTAATTTACCCGTTAAACCATCATATTGGTTTTGTAGGTTAGGACTTTTTTCTAACGCTGTAAACACAGCATCTAAACCTAATTCTGTAGCTAAAGCATTTTTTAAAGACTTATATTTTGTTTCTCTACCTTGTATAAAATCATTAGCTATGTCTTGTACTTCTTGCTCAGACATTTTATTAACGTCTTTAGGCATCCATATTTGATTACCAGCTTTAGTATCACTAATAAAAGAACCTTGATCAGACTCTTGTATTATTTTACTTTGTGCTACATTTGCTCTACCACCATCATTGGTAAACATAGGAAACCTGTTTCTATATTTAACACCTAGTAAATCTATTACTTTTTGTAAGTTTTCTTTATTGTTTATAAAGTCTTTAAACTTTTGAGATTTTTGAGTGCCTATAATGTTAGATATTTCTTTAGCTAAAGCTTTTTCAAAACTCTTTTTTAAGTTTTGTCTTAGTTTCTTAGGGTTTTCTTTAACTAAATTCTTTAGTTCAACGTCGGTTAGTTTTTTAGTAACATCACCTAAGGTTTTATTATATAGCTTAGAATTGTTTTCTATATTTAATAATTTTCTAACTTCGTTTACTTGATCTTTAACTTGATCAAACTCTACATTTTCTTCGACCTTAATATCGATAGGTCTGCTACCTTCTCTTTGTTCGTCAATAGAAGATTCAAACCTACCAAACCTTTTAGAACCTTGTGCTAATTCTAATATTCTCATTGGTAAGTTGTTTGCTGACTGTATCCACGCAGCTAATGAATTATTCTTAGCAGGATCCCATCTTTTTACAATGTCTATAAAACCTCTTTTGTAACCAAATGATTTTTTCATTTGTGAAGGATCGGTGTCTAATCCTAAAAACTTATTTAATAAAGCAAACTGTTCTGTTTCATCAACTGTTATTTGTTGTTTTATTTTTTTGTTTAAAAAGTTTTCCCAATACAAACCTATTTGTTGAGCTTTGTTTACTTTTTCATCTTCACTTAAATTACTCCAGTTAGCACCTAGCTCTTCTGTTTTTTCAAATAAAGTACTCTCTGATTTACCAGTTTGTTCAACGTCAGCCTTGTCTATTTTATATTTATTTAGTAATTCACTTTTTCTTAATAGCTCTATATCGTTTTTAGTTAAATCACCATTAGCTATTTTCTTAGCTAATTGACTTATAAATAAAACAATATCATCGTTGTTTTTCCAGTTTATATCACCACCAGTAACATTGTTAACCTCACCACCAAACCAATGCATGAATCTTTTACCACCTAACGTAGATAAATCAATATCGTTTATTCTCTCCATAAAGTTTATTACAACTTCTTCTGCTTTAGGTTTATTGTCTTTACCTTTCTCAACACTTTGTGAAGGGCTAATACCAAATATAGTATTGTATACCTCTGGATTTGTTTCTTTTAAAAATAACTCTATTTCATCTGCCATTTTTTGCCAATCAAAATCTTGACCTTTTAAAAGAGAGTTCCACATAACTATGTGATCTGCTTCATGAGTGGCTGTGTTAGTTCTTTCGTTTTCAACCATTGAGTCTTTTATATTGACCCACGTGTATTTATCATTTACTCTCATAGCAAAACCATTCATACCACCGTCTGCTTTTAGTAAATTTTCCCAAAATGTTTTTTCTTCTTGAGTTATATTAGGATCAGCTAAAGCTACGCTAGCTGCTATTTTTGCTTGGTTTTCGTTTTCAAATATAAAGTTCTCCGTGTTTAAAGACGTTTTCTTTAACATCTCTTGAGTTTTCTTTATATCGGTATCTACTTCTTCTCTTAAATATATGTCGTAAGCTTTTTTTTGTACAGCTTCGTCTGTTATTTTTTTACCATCTTTAACTAAAACGTCTTCAGCTTGCTTTAGTATTTTGTTATATCTTTCTTTGTCGTTTTCTGCCAATGCTATAAATCTATTAGGATCTGTTTTACCTAAATAAGTATTTATTGCATTGTCATATAGTTGATATTTATAAGCTAAGTCGTCTATTAATATTTTTTTAGATTCATCTGTTATTTCTGGGTCTTCATATATTCTATTAGCTTCAGCTCTTATATCGTATTGACCAGCTTTTAAAGCTTTAAACTCTTCATATATTCTACCGTTTCCAAGTCTTTTTTGAATAGTTTTATTAAAATCATCAAGCTTGTTATCTATAATAGTTTTTCTTTCATTTATTTTTTCTTTTAAAAACTTTAAACGGTTTACTCTAAAATCACTTCCATCACTTTTTGTATTAAAAGCCTCGTTGTATTTAGTTTTTAATTCATCTAAAGCATCAAATTGTTTTTTAAGCTCTATTCTTTCTTCTTTTGGCATCATTTTATTTACAGCCATACCCCTAGCTACAGCACCACCACCCAACAAACCACCAAACATACCACCAGAAAAAGTAGCGTGACCAACACCGTCAAACAAATCTACATCTTTGTCACCCATACCTATCATTAATGCGTTTTGAACTAACTGTGTTAAACCTTCTGTAGGCGCTTCTAAAGCAACACCAATACCAAATTCTTTTGGCAAGTCTTTAGTTAAAAATTCTTTTGTTGTTTTGTCTAATAAGTTTTTTCTACCAGCACTTGTAATTAAATCTTTACCTCTTTTCATTAATAAAAAAGTAGGTGCAGTACCCAATATACCTTCAGCAGCACCGTAGCCAGTACCTATTAAAAACTTTTCAAAATCATTCCAGTTTCTATCGTTATATTCTAGGTTTTGACCATACTTCATTATTTCAGCTTCGTTCTGTAAAAAATCTTGATAAGTAATATCACCTATTTGTTGACCACCTGTCATTACACCTAACGTAGTAGCTGAGGTAACAGCTGATGCCGCTGTTCTAGCGCCTAAAGCACTAGCTGCGCCACCGCTAGCAGCTATTGCTGCAAATATAGGCAACTGTCTACCAGACTCTTCTACAAAAAACTCTGTAAAATTTTCAATACTAGAAAAAATATCAATTCCTAAAAAATTACCTTTTTCAAGTATACCACCAAATTCTTGATCAGGTCTAAATTTTTCTTTTAATTTATTATACTTTTCTCTTCTTTTGTTAGCATAATCCTGTATAAATGTAGTACCTCTTTCTTCTTTTGTAGTACCATCAAACCTATCTAATATTAAATTAGAACCAGCTTCTATATATTCACCACCGCCAACAATTAGATCACCAACACCTTTCATTGTTAAAAACCCAAACTTAGATAGCATGCTCCAGTCTCTTCCTAGTAAATCTAATTCTATACCCACGTTTTCTATAGCATCTCTTCTTTTAAAAAGATCTTCATATTCTTTTGTTAGTTTTATTTGCTCTCCTTTTACAAAGCTAAAGTTGTTTGTATAATTTTGATACACTGATAATGGTACTTTTTTACCATTAACCTCTACAATTTCTTCGTTATTAGGATTTTCAAAAACATATTTATTGTCTAAAACATTATTTTCAAAATCAAAAACTGACTTAAACTCTTCACCGTCAGCAAAAGCCTGCTGTCTCATCATGAATTTTTCTGTATCTTCTACGTAATTTTCAGCGTCAGCGTCATCATATTGTTTTTGTCTAGCGATTAAGTTTGCATTTCGTTGATCATCAGACATGTCTTCTAAACTTTCTTCCCAAACCTTACCTATTTGTCTACTTTTTATACCTCGCTTTAATTGGTCTCTAGTATATTGTTCTAATATATTTTGAGGAACTTCTTTTTGCTCTGTATTATCCCATCTATATTCTTCTGGTATTTTATCTAATAAACCTTTTCTGCTTAACTCATTTAGCTGCTCAGCATAAGCGTTTAATTCTTTTTCATAAGGTTGATAAGTGTATTCTTCTGTGGGTGTAATACCAAGTTTCATATCCATATAATCACCTGTAGATATAGTTCTAGTTCTAGTGCTTGGCTTGAATAAGTCAGGACTATCTAAAGCTTCTTCTTCAGCTATTATAGCATCTTCTAAGTTCGTATTTATTTTGGGATCTGCCAGATCAAGAAGTGATAAGTTCTGTGTAGAACCATCTGGCATTGTTGTAGGATATATTTTTTCGTCTATATTATCTTCTGTTTCAACATCTTCATATAAACCAAAGCCTCGTATACCGTCCTTAGGATCACCACCACCTCTAAAAACTTTTTTAGTATACACTGATTTTTCTCTTGGCTTGGGAATTTCACCTATTTGTACAGCATCAGGGTATTGTTGCTTAAAAGCATCAATCCTACCTATGTGTACATTTTGTTCGCTACCATCAGCAAACTGAAATAGTATTAAATCCTCCATTTAAAATTTAGTTTAATTATTTTGTAATTATGTTAGGATTAGCTGCTTGTCTTGGACCTATAAAAGGAACATTAGGTTCGGGTGCTGAAGACCAATCTGTTTCAGGTGTTGACCATTCAAAACCTTGATTAATATCTCCAGTTACAGCTTCTAATATTTGCTGCTTTCTTTTAGCTGGATCAGAGGATAAAGTCCTGGTGTTTCTCGTAGCGTTACCAAGATCAAAATCAGTATAAGTAGAATTACCAGTAAACAACTTGTACTCACCTGATCCTGGAGGATACTCAACAACCTGGTAATTTCTTTTTCCAACAGGTATTGTAAACTCTTTACCAGAATTAACAGCATCATCTATTCTTTGCCCAAACTTACTTTCAGTAGCTCCATTAGGATTGGCAGGGTTTTTAGCATCGTAACCATCACTAGCTTGTTTACTTAACCTTGCTAAATATTCATCTGTTATAGCGTTAGATATTACTTGTTTAGCTTCTCTAACTTTCATAGGATCACCACTTCTTAAATCAGCTATTTGGCTTTGATAATCTTTTTTCTTTAAAAGAGAACCACCCATACCCATTACGTCTTCAAAACCTACAGATAATATAGATGGTGTACCACCTTCGTTTAACGTGTTGGTTATGTTTACTCTCTGCAAAGCTAATTCATTTTCTGTTAACTTACTACCTCTATCAAAAGCGCCTACAAGATTTTTAGTAAGCATACTACCTGTTTTAAGATCTTTATTATGATACTGTGGTAAATCATTTATAGACATACCGTTAAAAGTAATATTACCTCCATCGTCCATTTTAGGTTTTATTTTACCATGCTGTATATCACTTATTAGTTGTTGATCTTTTGGATCCATCATTTCAGACATTATACCGTCCATATAGTCACCATCAAAATCTCCATACATTTCATTTAAAGTAGCTAATTGTTTTGGTATCTTACTAGTTATAACACCTTGCATGTTACTTATTTGATTAGCCATTTGAGATCTTCCTTGAAAATCTGTTTTACCCATATTTTGTTGTATGTGTTTTTGATAACCTATTTGAGAACCTAAGCTAGCTATTTTTTCGTTAAACAATCCAGATATTTCTGGTGGTAAGTTTTTATAATCACCCCAGCTTATCTGTGGAGACTCATCTAGATTTTTAGCAACCACGTTATCTGCCCTCATTTTATCTAACTCATCTTGAGTGTACTGAGGTTTTTGACGCATACCTCTTTGAGCAGCAGCAGCTCCCTTAGATACAGCATCAAAAGTATTTATACCACTACTGTTAGCAAAGTTAGCAGCTGGAGTTCTTAAGTTTCCGAAATAATTTGGTTGAGTTGTTTTTGTTGTTGCCATTGTATTATCTATTTTCGTCGTGATAAGCACCTGCAGCAGCACCTAAAGCACCAATACCACCCATTATACTTTGTGTAGCTTGTTGCCTAGCGGCGTTAGCAGCACCTAATCTATTTTGTGCCATACTTAATGCTCCACCAGCTTTTTGATATTCTAATCCTCTAGCAGCACCAGCGCCAGCTATTTCAGCTTGTTGTACTTGCATAGCTCCTTGAGCAGCCATTTTAGCGTTAGCATTTTCTTGTTGAGCTATACTAGCTGAAGCAGCTTGATTTTGTTGAGCACCAGCGTTAGCCATACTTTGTGCTAAAGCTGCAATACCAGCTCCACCAGCAGCGCCTTGTAAACCAGACATGGTATTAGCTAAATTAGCTTGATTTTGTTGTGCGGCAAAGTCTGCTGCTTGTGTGTTTACAGTTAAATCTTCGTATGGATTTTCCATATTAGCTGCTAAGTTAGAAGTATCTAAGTTCATCATTCTAGCTTTTGACCTTGCCATCTCTGCTTGCGCAGCTCTTTGTTCACGTCTTCGCTTACCACCACCGATTATACCGCCAGCGATACCTGCTAAACCTTGAACTCCCGCGCTTATTGCTGCTCCTGGTATCATATTTTTATTGTTATTTTAAGTTACTATTATTATTACACATTATTTGCTAGATTCAAATATCTCACTACCAACGTCATACAATTCGCAAGCAGTGTTAGCATCGTTAACCATTTTTACCTCAGCATAATAACCTCTTATAGATGATGTATTTATTCTAGCGTCTTTACTAAAAAGAATAAAATCATTAGCCGTTGGTCTAGTTACAGTACCACCTATGTTACAACTTATTGTTGTTTGTGTTACAGCTGTAGCTAAACCCATTTGTACTATTACACTACTAGTATTTTGATAATATATCATATCACCAACCTGAACTGAGTCCTGAACGTGTGGAAATGTCATAGTTATGTTTTGTGTAGTTGCCATGTTTATCTATTAAGGTTCGTTAGTTAATGCCACATGCACGTTAAATGTCATAATGGACGAAGCATCTATAACTTCTGACGTTTTACCTTCCCATGTGTAAGTTAAATCGTATGAATTAAAGCCTCCAGTTAAAGTGTCTTTAGTTATAGTTAGATTATCTATAGCTGCTGTTCCATCAGCTGTTATAGTTAACGTAATATCGTTTATACCGTTATCATTAAAGTCACCGTATAAAGCACCTGTTCCACTTATTAAGTTTGTATTGTTAGGTGTGCCAATAGCTACGTTTTTAACGTTTGTACCGCTAAAACCTCCACCACTATATGAAGCTCTTACAGCACCCGCTATTAATCCAATACCACCTGTTACAGTTGGTGTATACATTCTAAATCCTCCTGGGGCACCACCACCACTATTAGCAACTGATGCAAAATTATTTATAGCAAGATCAGAAACTAAATCATCAGTACCATACTTGTTTACAAACATTCTACCTGTTATAGTTATTGTTTTAGGTGATGCATTGTTATTTATATCTATTATAGGTGTTGGATAATCTAACTCGAAATTATTAGCAAACAAATCAATATCATCAGTTGTAGAAACGTAGTTTGACCAATCATCTGCTTCTGGATCTTTTGTTTTAGTTATATTACTACTTGCTGTAGCTGTTAAACTTAGGTTAAATGCTGAGAAATCAGAACCCTCTACGGGGTAAGCACCAGCCGTATATGTTTTTGAAACGTCACTTGATGTTATTGTAAAATCAGTACCAACCTGATGCATACCTAAAGTTATATCTACATCAACAAATTGATATATATAAAAAGGATGCTGCACTAAAGGTGGCGTAGCTGTATTGTATACGTTACCTTGTAAAGTGCTTGAAAGAGTTGTTTGTGCTATAGGTTGTATTTCTAAGTAATATGTTTTAGATATAGACGTCTCAAAGAAATCTATTGGCATAATATATATACCAGTAGATGGTATTTCTAAGTCAGTTTCAGAACCTCCAAACCTAGTACCGTTCCACCATTCTGTAAATGTTAAAGTCGTACTGCTTATACCTTGATTACTAGACATAGTTATTTGCGTACCGTTTATGCTAACAACAGTAACAGTTCCATTTACACCTGTACCTGTTATAACCATACCTGTTTTAATATCGTTATTTACAGCTGTTAAGTTTAATGTAGTTGTGCTTGCAGCTGGTGTGCTACCTGTAGATGTTGCACAATTTTTAACTCTAAAATCAGCACCTATTGCTCCAAATATTTTAACCTCTTTAGTTTCACCGTACCTACTTACTATATTACCACCAACAACATTGTAACCTGTTATTTTATTATTTTCAGGGTCATTTTCTAAAACAGATTCAGCACTAAATACTATTTCATTTTTATCCGTGTCTTGAGCTGGGAACTTATATTGTATTGTAAACCATCTTTGATCTACATCAGCTAAAGTAGTAACAACTCCATTAACAGTATCACCTATTGTAAAATCAACGCCAGTAGAAAGTTTATCTTGATGTGTTATGACATAGAAACTTTCAGCATCATTGTCTTCAATTGTTATTCTAAAACTAGGTGGTTTTTTAAAATTGTAAGCGTTGTTTAGGTTAAACTTGACAACAGCAACTTGATTCTGTGTACCATATTCAGCTTTATAACCTAATTGATTACCACTTGGATTAGCTGTTTCATTAAGACCACTACCGTTATAAGTTATAGTTGTAGCTGAATAAAAATCACTTTGATCAACTATATTTAAATTTTTAAGAAGATATTTGTTTAAAACACCATCACCTACAATAGCTAATGTTATTGTCAAATCAGCGAGAGGCATGTTAACACCATCTTTGAAGTTTACTTTTGATTTTACGTTAAGACCATCTTGAACAAATGCTACACTATGAATATATGTATGTCCAGAAGCATTAAAACTTAAATCACTAGCTGTTAATGTAGAACCAGTGTCCGGTGTTATCAATATTTCTACAAATTCTTTTTCTTCATGTATTTCACTACCAGCTTCTACATCAAAAGTAACACCTGGGTTTGTAGTGTTTGCAATACCCGTTAATTGAACTGTAAGTTTTTTGTCAGCTAAATTAACATCTCCAGCTATATTAGTATATTGACCTACACCTTGAACGTTAAACTCTCTAGAGTCTAAGTTAGCTAAAGTAGTAGCTTCACCTTTTATATAGTTGTAGTATCTACCTTCTTTTCTTTTAAGTTCTTTTATAAAACCTTGTTGAGTATCTGTGTGTATATAATCACAGTACCAACCATCTGTATGGTTAGCACCAGTAAATTTTCTAGAAGCAGATCCGCCATAGTTTAAAGTTTTAAAACCTTTTATAACCTCTGGCATTTCGTTTATTAAAAACGTTACAGAGCTATCATATTGCACTCCGTAAAAATTATTTCTAGTAGCATTGTTATGTGAGTGTAATTCACCATTTTTAATAGAATAATAAACGTTATTAAGAGATACGGCTCCTTCTGGCACAAACGATTTAAAACTAGGGAAACCATTTACTTTTTCATCAAAAGCTACGGTTTTATCATTTAGTGTTAAATTATATAAACCTTTACTACCATCGTAGCTACCAATCATTTTTCTATTTAAAGGTAAAGTATCTTTAAAGAAGTCTCTCATACCGTTTTCAGATATAGCCGTTAAACCATCTCTAGACAGTCTTAAAACAACTCCTCTTGATTTATCTGTAAAATAACATCTATAAGCATATGAAGCAAATGATTCTGGGTTTTTAGATATACCATACTCACCTATAAAAGGTATCGTTTGACCTAAAACTCTATTAGTAGCTGTAAGTTGTGGGTTTCCACTTGCTTCAAATAAAGCATCTTTATTGGCTAATACCTTTAAACACTTATCTTCACACAATACAATTAAATCTGTATTTCTAGCATGTAGTTTTTGTATACTACCATAATGTGGATTCATGTCTTTTGTTATAGCCTCACCTTGTATAAATTGATTTAATCTATTAACACCGCTTGTAGAGTTGAATATACCTGAAAATATTAAACCATTTCTTTTTCTTTCTTCTTTATATGGTTCGTCTAATACAGTAGATACTTTAACACCTTTACCTATACGAGGAGCGTTGTAATCGTCATTTATTCTATCAGACTCTACACCGTTACCAAATGAGTAGCAGTTTTTAAAATCTAAAACATGCGCTTGCCCGTGTTGTGATATAGGTCTAGATAAACCTGTTTCATAATAAAGATCTAACTCAACAGACTCTTTAGGTTCTGTTTCCCATATTGCAGGGTTGTTTGATGTTAAAACCTCTACATCTGTAGTTACAACGTTTTGTAATATTTGTATTTCATCAGCAAAATTGTTAGCGCTACCACTAGAAGGGTAAACAAATGAATCCTCATATGGTGTTGCATTTTTGTAGTGTTCAAACTCTATTCTATAATTTCTTCTTTTACTAGAAAATAATCTCTTTCTACCAGTTCTTCTATAACTATATGATATTGTTGCGTTTTTAGATACTTTGTATATTTCACTTAAAGCACCTGTTTGACTACCCTTAAACCTAAATAAAGTACCTTGTTGACTTATTGACTTTAAAAAGTTGTTTATTGTGTTTGCTTCGTCAAAGCTTTTATCACCAGATTTAGGAGACCCAGTAAAATATATTGTCATAAATTTAGACCCTAATTTTGGATGGCCATTACCGCTTTGATTTCTTTTGTTATGTTTTGCTCTAGTGTCGTACCAAGACGCTTCAGATGTTGAATCATTTGGACCTGTGTTAGGCGCGTTACCAAATATAGCTCTAGTGTCTGATATACCAAATTGCTCGTCTTCTTCTGGAAAAGAAGCTATAATGTTTGTATCAAAATTACTATCTCTATTTACTTTTACAAAAAACCTACCATAAAACTCAGCTTTTCTTTCAAACTTTTCTTCAAAAAGTACAATCTCAAACTGTGTTCCAGATGATATACTTGAAACCATTGTATCGGTTGTTTTTATAGGTTCAGCTAAAGTTATTTTATATGTATGCTTAAAAGGTGCGGAACCACCATCTTCACCAGTAGGACCACCACTTACAACCTTGTATTTATCAGATACAACACCACCCACAGATATTTGAATAACAGCATCTGATGAAAAACCTTCACCAAAACTAGGGTTTGAAACTGGATCTGGGCCTAAAAACTCAAATGATACACTACCTATTTGAGGTATATTAGATGATCCAGCTTTAACAGCACCGTTACCTACAGCTCTTTGTTTTAGTTTAAGAAAATCAGGAGCATCATTAGATATATCTAATATTTTATATCTTGATTTTGTTGACACAAAGTCGTCTGAATCATGTTTCTTTTTTAATATTAAATAAGTTTCCTCATCAACTTTATTTCTTTCAGATGATGGAAAGCTTAACCAAACATTACCGTCTTCAGCTAGATAATATCTATCCATAGCTAAATTATAATATTCGTTAGCAGTTTCTTTTACGTAGTATTTAAAATGCGTAGCCCAGTCTGGTGGCTGATTATTTAAAGTAACGTTTATAGAGTTAACACTTGGTGCGTAGTCCTTACTAGTTTGCTTAGAAGCTGAATCACTAGTTAAAACTGGTGATTGTCTATTGTATTTATCAATGTATACAACACCTGTTTGATATGTCCTTAATGATTTTAAAGAAAGTTGAGGTTCTTTTACTGTTGTTATAGCAGCTTGAGATATAGACATGCTAATATCAGGTAGGTTAAAATCTAATATGTCATAGTTTTGTAAATAGTTGCCAAATATAAGTCTATTAGCTGTAACCTCCTGCGCTTTAGCTTTTCTTGGAACATTATCCCAAGGTCTAATCATTTGATTGCTAGATACTGTTTTACTTATTATTTCTGATTCTAGTTTATATTCTGTTGGAAAGGTACCATCTGAATTATATTTTAAAGTATCTACAACGTAAACATTGTTATTGTTGGATTCTTTATATAGTATGTCAACTTCTTCTACATCAATAGGTCTTGACTCTGTTATATTTATAGTTAACTGCCTTAGGTTATTTATCATACCGTCATTATAACCATCAGTAGATAAATACTCAAAAGTATCTGGTAAAAAAGCTACCTCACTAAAAGGTGAAAACGTAGAATATTCACCTGAGTAATATTTCCACCTGTAACCAAACCTTACAAATTTCTTTTCAAATAAAACACCTTCTTCACTAAGTATTGCTTCCCATATTAAAGTAGCATAAGGTATTTGTACAGGTATACTTTGTACTTTACAACTAAAGGTGTTATTTTGACTTATACTGTTTATTAATAATTTTATCTCTAAAGTTTCTTGTTGACCTAATTCTTCATAGGTACTTGTACATGTTATTATGTCGCCAGGCTGCCAATTTGGAAGTGGTGAAAAAGTTAGATTTAAAACAGTTCCAGCGTCTATAGAAACGCCTTGTAAATCTGTAAACGTTGTTGCGCTAGCGTTTGTTATAATAACAGTAGACGTACCTGTTCCTAAACCACCTCTTGTAGAGTTTGACATATTAAGTGTTGGTGTATTCATAGGAGCTAATCTAGCAACTGTTATGTGTTCTTCTGAAAAGTTAGATGCTGCAGATAAGTTTGATGGAAGTATTCGTTGTCCAGTGTATTTAGTATGAGTGGTAAAATTATCTGCACAACCAGATTTAAAAACCTTTATGTCTATTTTTTTAGGCTCAGTTACATTATCAGTCCATATCAACATGTCCTCAACAATGTTTATACCTGTTATGTTTGTTTCTGAAGTCCAATTAAGTATACCTAGAGTATCTACTAGTACAGGTTTTATAATACCAGAGCTATCACTATATTCAGCAATACAAGAAGCTTCTGCAGAAGAAATAAACCAATATATTCTATCATTTTCATTATTTAATTTAACACCTATACAAACAGCTTTTGTTAAACCAAAACTATCACCAGACCAGTTAGCTGTTATTGAGTTCTTATTAGTATCGTATGTTTTACCCGTAATTTTGTTAGTACCTACAACATTCTGAATAGTACCTACATCATCACCGTCAGATGTAGACATCTCGATATTCAACGCATCTCTATACTCTCCATTAGGTACTAATCTCTCGTCCAGGTCTTTATTCATTTTACCTGAACGGAAGTAATGTTTAATATCTGGCATACTTGTTAGTGTTTAATTTGTTTAGACTTACCTCGCATCACCTGTGTAAGTTCTTCTATTTTTAGATTAGATAACCTTAGTTTAGCGTTTCTAGTCGCAGCAAATCTTTCTTTCTTTAATAAAGGTATATATGTTGGAGCAACAGATGTATGTGTGCTAGCGATAGCATAAGCTATATGTTTGTAAACCGCTTCTTCAGCAAACTTATGCACAACCATTTCGTCATTTGTAGCCAAACCATCACTTATATATTTTAATGATATTAGCTTACCACTTAATGAAGAACTAAAATGTATATAACCTTTTTGTTCATCAATATAAAATACTCCATTAGACTGAGCCATTTCAGGTTCTAAACCAAACCTTCTACCTTCTACTAAGTTAAAATCTTCTTCTGTGTTTCTATAGTTATCAGTATCGCTTTCTGAGTTAGAATTACTACTGTTTTGAAATCTAGACCATGTTGTAGAATCACTAGGTGTTGCTAGATTACCAAAGCTATCATAAGTGTAACCATACGCTCCATCTTGTAATATACCTGTAGGATTACCTGTTTTTCTAGTTGGATATAATAATTTTTCAACACCAGCGTTATCAACATAACATACCTTAACATAATTAACATAGTCATGTGGTAAAGGCATTTTTAAATTAGGTGGTAGTTCTATTTCTTGAGATTTTATAGACTTAAAAGTATCGTAGCTTAATTCTTGTATTGCTCTTTGTGCGTGAAAAGCTACATTAGATCTTTTTGTTCTAGGTATTATTTTATCACTACCTACATAACTAATAATAAAATTATTTACAATAGTTTGTAGTGATATAAATTGATAATTACCTAATTGTGGATTTGTTACTGTAATAACTACAACATCATCGTTACTTGCCGCGTTGTTTAATACAACAGTGTCTGTGGTGTTTGATTTAGGGAACGTGAAGTTTGTAGTACCTACACCATTTACAGTAATAGTAAACTCAGCAGCAGATACAGGCATTGTCGCTAAATTATTTAACAACGTCTCGTTTTCCGGAAACGTTAATACAAAATCTGTTTGACCGCCACTAGCTATAAAAGTTTGCGAGCCGTAATACTGTTGTTGTGTTCCTTCAAATAATGGCATATCTATTTATTTTCTTGTTGTACGTTCTGTGCTTCTTCTGTAGCAGCTACTTGATATACTTGTGGATCTTTTATTTCAATACCAGCAAGTTCTAATATTTTTATAACCAACTCAGTCTCCTCTGATTGATGTAATTCAAAATCTTGACTATTGTTTACATTAAACAACGGTTCATCAAAAACAGTTGTATAAGACCACTCTACAGTTGTAGGCCTAGCTATATAGTTACACACTACATTTGAAGTTATAGTTGTTGGGTAAATTTGTATTGATCTTGATAAGTTTATTTCGTTTTGAACAGTTGATGTTTGTCCAGTTGGAGTAACACCACCAGTTCTTACATAAACAGGTTGTGTTAACGAAGGAGCAGTCAATGGTGAGTTCTGTATGTGATGAACTTCGTTTTGACTTATTTTTTCTATTTCTATATAACCACCTTTGTGTTTGTGGTAAACTTCACCTAATCTATAGTAAGCTGGTAAAGTTCCTAGTCCAGCTTCAGATCCAGTTGATGACATAACAACTGTTTGTCTGTATCTTTCAAATATATCTATTTTTTCTTGTAATATATCGACTTGATCCGCGTATGTGTAGTCATTGCCTGGTATTCTATTTAATGCGTTTAAATCATAGAAATATTGCTCAAATATATCCATCTGAGCTTGATTAGCGTATAGATTATACTCTTGAGGTGTTATATAACCTCTTTGTTCTTTGTTAGCTATTGCTAAAACTCTTTGATAAACTGTATCTATATTAACCGCCATAATTTTTTTTATTTATAGTAAGTAACCACCTCATAGAGATGGTTACCTCTATAAGTTGATTTATTTTATTTTCTTTTCAACAGCTTTTAAAATTTCCATACCGTCATCTGTTTTAAACCATGCAGCTAATGCTGAGTAAGGGTTTTCATCAAATGGTACAGTAAATAATTTTCTGCCATCGCCCCACGTAAACGATCTATTGTCGTTAGCGAGTTTTATAATATTAGCTTCAACAGCTTTAACACCAATGTTTCTTAAATGTACGTTGTCATCTGCAGCTAGTTCTATAAAAGCAGCTGGTTGGTTTTTAGCAAGTAGCAAAGCGTCTCTTTTTACTTCTTTAGTAGACATTTTACTTACCTTATTACCTTTCTGTACTCTTAATATAGCTTCTAACTCATCTATCTCTAATTTTTTAGCTAAGTTTAAAGCTTCTATTTGCAGTTCTATTTCATCAACTTCATTTTCAGCATACACTTCTGGTGTGTATTCATACCACAATGTATTTCTTTTAGGGTGATATAACGATAACAACTTTTGTAAAGCTGGTTTGCTTTTTGGCACCGATAATCTACCTTCTTTAAAATATATGTGACCTAATGTTGCATAACCTTCTTGTTCATCAGCAAATACTGATTTTTGGTTAGTAGCATACCTTAGTTCTCTATTGTGACCTTTTTCCTCATCAAAATAAAGTAAAGGTTTTCTTTGTGTATGTTTAGATTGTATTGATAATATAGGTGGAGAATTTTCACCTTTTACAATATACACTCTATCTTTGTATTCCCATTTTTCCATAATATAATATAATTAAAAAGTTTATAAAAGTAATAATTACCCCCGTACAAAATACGAGGGTAAAAATTACAGTAATTGTTATGCTTTAAGCAATACGAAGTTATTCGCAGCTTGAACACATAAACATCTTTCTGATAAGAAGTTAACAACCATTTCATCAGCAGATGATGTGTAGTTTCCACCAACAGATCCAGTGATCCATGATTTCATTTTTCTATCATCAGCCTCAGATGCTCTATATCTTACGTGTAAGAAAGGTCTTTGGATGTTTTTACCCATTGACTCATCATAAACTGTTGAAGTTCCAGCAGGAACAATAACACCTTCGATGTCACCAATAAGTCCTCTTGTTACAGAATCATTTAAGTATTTCCAGTCAGTTTTGTAGAAGTCATAAGAACCTCTTCTAAAACCAGTGAAACCTAAGTTCAACGCCATATCAGCGTCGTTGTTAAATACACCGTAACCAGATCCACCAGATGCAACGTTTCCAGAGTTAATAGAAGCTAACATGTTGTCAATTTCTAGAGAAGTACCTCTATCTAAGAACATCATATTTTCTTCAATAGCACCTTGCTTGTCTAATTCTTGTAGAATAGTATCAAACTCAGCTAAACCGCCTTGAACGTTACCTGATAATTGATCGAAATCAGTACCAGTCCATACTAAACCTCTTGACTCTAATGCAGAGAATAAACCTTCAGTACCACCAACTGCAAAAGCAGAAGTACCACCAAAGTTATGTCCAGCAGGCATTTCAACTTGCTGTCCTTCAATCATTGCCATCTCAAGGTAATCGTTAAATCTTAATCTTGCTTCAGACTCAGATTTTAAATACCAAAGGTAACCAGAAGCTCCGTCTTCAGAAGTAACTTCAACCCAACCTATTTGTGCAGTGTCAGAACCATTAACTTGGTATCTGTCTCTTAAAATAGCTGGTTTGTTGCTAAATCTTGTGAAAGAAGCATCGATAGATCTTGCGTCTTCAGAAGATCCTTTGATATATTCAGTTCCATAAACAAAGATGTTTACATCTTCATTGTTAGAAAAGTCAACAGCACCGTTAGTAGATCCTGAATCAGGAGCAGCCGCTAAATGTGCTTGTGTATAAGGTGCAACAGTAATTTCAGTTGTACCACCACCACTAACAACAATTGCTTTTAAAACTTTAGAGTTAGGTAAGTTTGCAATAACAATAGTGTCATGGTTTTGAATTAAGTTGTTTGCAGGTAAAGTAATTGTATTGTTTGCAGCTACTTTAACTTCAACAGCAGATGTACCGTCATTGTAAGTTTCCGCGCTATAAGCAATATGCAATCTACCTTGCTCAGACCAAATTACTTGATCAGAAGCTAAAGGCATTTCTGCACCAACCATACTTAAGAAGCCAGAGATTGTTCTTTTTCCAAATCTCTCCACTTCTTTTTCATAAATTTCTGGTAGGAATTGCTGAGCAAATGTACCACCACCAGAAGCCGAGTCAAACGACAAATAGTTATCGTTAAATAACTGTTGCGTAGGTCTCGGAGTTAAGTGCGCTTGATACGCACCGAGTGAACTAAAAGGCATAATTTTTAATTTTTAAATGTTTAACTTATTTTTATTTACGTATTTTAACCTTAAACGAGTTAGAATCACTACCTGTAATTGCTCTTACTTTCATACCACCAGCTTCAACAGTTTTATGCGTTTGTCTGGGGTCCATGCTCACGTTTTTTGCATTAGCAATACTATTCTTAATAGCATCTGCTTTGCCCTGCTCATAGAAATGATTAGCAACAGCATCGGCGTTCATTGCGGTAAATAAAGATTTATGGTAACCACTTGCATCACTCATTTCGTTTTTATCGTTTAAAAACTTTTTAACAAAATTAGTAATATCACTTTGACTACTTTTAACCTTATCAGCATCTTTAACATTAAACCTATAACGCTTATCACCAACTTTATATTCAAAACCTTTGAAATTTTGGTTAAAAACTTTACTAGTTTCATTGTTAAAAATAGACGCTTGATGATCTGCAACTTTTTGATTTTCACCTTGCTCTTGGTTATATCTATTAAAGAAATCAACAGCCTTCTTCTGCTCGGGAGTTAACTTAACCCCAGCTTTGATTTCGTCATAGTATTTAGACTTTAGCCCGTCTAAGTGGCTTTTAGCACTGGCAACTTGCTCTTTAAGCGCTAATTTTTTTCTACGGACATCTCTTTCCTCGTCGACTTCTTCATCAACTGAAAATTGATCTTCCATTAAAAAACTAATTTCATCATCTGTAAGATGTGATTTAGTTTGTTTATAATATTCTCTTAACAAAGTGTTGTCATCATAATTAGAATAATCTTGATTTAATCTAACATAATCTTCAAGAGTTCCACTAGTTTCATTCATAAATTCTACAACCTTCTGAATATTCTCTGGTAAATCAACACCTGTTTCTTGTGATTCTTGAACAGCTTGCTCTACTTTGTCTTGTAGTTCTTCTGTTTTAGATTCAACAATTTCTTCTTTTATTTCTTCTTTCTGTTCCTCAGTAATTTCCTCAAGTACAGGTGTTTCTTCAACAACCTCTTCTTTTGGCTTTTCCTCAACAACCTCAACAACTTTTTCTTCTTGTTTAAGTTCTTCTTTTTTACTTAGATCAACTTTAGCAACAGGTTCTTCTGTTTTTTTAGTTTCTTCTTTTGCCTTACTTAAATCTATTTTAGCAACAGAGTTATCTTGTTTACCTAATTGCTTAGGTTTTTTCGGTGTTTTCATTTTCATGTCTCCACCTTCTTGCAAAACTGGTTCGTCTACTTTTTTAACTTCAGTTTTGGCTTCTTGAGTAGGTTGAACTTCTTCAACTACTTTTTCTTCTTTTTTAGCCATAATATAATATTATATAATTAAACAAATTATCTAGGATTAAACACGCTCATGTCTATTCCTTGCCCTAGAGTATCATTACCTGAAGACTCAAAGCTTTTAGCGCTATTCTTGCTTTTTCTTTGCTCTTCACCTTGTAATTGTACTCTCTGGTCTTTTCTATCCTCTTTTTGAGTTTCTTTTTTATCAGCTATAGAGTTTTCCATGTTTTTAATTTGCATGTTTAATTGAAACTCATAAGCCATTAATTCTTTTTTAAGTTTAGCTTCTTGTACAAGTTTATTACTAGATATTTCAGCTTTAACTTGTTCTAGTTGTGTTTGCATTTGAGTTATAGCCTCTTGCTTTTGAACTTCAGCTTGAGCAGCTACTTGTTGCGCTTCAGCATTAGCTTTTGCTTGTGCTTGTATATTTCTTTCGGCTAACTCTTGGTCTCTCTCTTGTTTTTTCTTACGTCTTATTTTTAACAATTGATTAGCTAGCTTAACGTTTTTAATCATTCTAAGATCAATAGCGTCTTCTAGCTCTATGCTTTGTTGAGCTAAAGCAGCTTGAATATTATTTTCTAATAATTGCTTCTCTTCTTCGTCTGGCTCTAATTCAATGAATATACCAAAGTCATATAAATGTAACTCAGCCATTTCTTGTAATGTAGCTACGTTATGAGATCCTATAGCTTGTATAAAAGCATCTCTTGTTGGTGAGTATTCTATAATATCAGATATTCTAAGAGATAACGCTTCAGCAACTTCAGCTGTTAAAAATAAACCAGCTTGTAATATATGCCTTGTAGCTGTATTACTATTAGCTGCAGCTATTTTTTGTATACCAACTAGAGCTTTCGCGTCAGGCGTGCTAGCATCTCTTGCTTCGTTTAATCCGGTTACGTCCCTTATCATTTGAAGATAATAGTTGTAAGTTTGAATCAGTGATTGCAATTTAGCACCACCACTACCAGATTGAATTTCCTGAATAGGAATTTTTCCTGGGTTCATATCACCGTCAGACGTCATTGATCTACCTATAATCGAACCTGTTTGAAAAAACATATTAAGCGCTTCTTGTGGATTATAGTTAGTACCGTTACCAAGATCAACTTCTGCAAGACCATCAGCATCCATATATATGCCGTCAGGTACCATTCGCGAAAGGACTTGTTGGAGTTTTAAATGAGTTAATTGAATCATATCAGCAAAACCAGTTATTCTGCTAACTAAAGATTCTATTTTACCCTTGTACATACGTGGAGCAACTATATTATAATTCATTTTAACCTTAGTGTAATCACTCTTAGGTCTCATCATGTTTTTAGCCAACTCCCACTTTAATAATTTTTCACTACCTAAAACTAAAGCTCCTTCATATAAAACTTCTATTTGTTTTTCTAATCTACCAAACCTTTGTTCTAGCGCAGCATCTAATACAGGATTAAAAGTATCATCTTTAACTATAACTTTAGTACCGCCTGTAGCAGTGTCTTTCACTTTATATACTTCTTTGGAGTATGTTTTATAGTTAAAATATAATATTTGTATTTGATTTTTATCTATTTCATCGTGATCATTATGAGCACTGTAGTAACCAGCTTTTTTAAAACTCTGGTTAGTTATATCTTTTAAATCCTCATCTGTTAGTTCTGGAAACTCCTTAACTAATTCATTTACAGGTACTGTTTTAACTTCACCTACATAATATATATCATCAAAATAAGGGTCTTCAGTGTAAGACCAAACTAAATTAGCAGGATCAACATAGTCAACTACAACACCTTCCGATGTATTAAATGTAGTTTTTACTGCTCCAATACCTAATATAGTTAAATCTTGGTAAAATCTTTTTCTTGTTAATTCGTATCTGTTACCGTTTAACAATGTATTTATAGCTTGTTCTTCAGCTATCTCAACAGCTTGCTTGTAATTAAGCTGCATGTGTAATTCTAGTTCTTCTTTATTCTCAGGTATATTAGCTGCGTCATTTTCAAGTATACTTATACCGTAAAAGTCTTGAACTTGTTTATTAAGTTCTAAGTTTTGCATATCTATTAATATGCTTTCCATATATTGTGTTCTTTTGTCCACACCGTATGGATCTTGTGAGTAAGCTTTTATATCAAAAACTCTTTCTGATATACCATTAACCACTATGTCTACAAACTTAGGTATAATAGGTACTGGTTTCCAGTCTAAATTAAGGTAAGACAAATCACCGTTTATAGATAATTCATCTTTATATTTTTGTATACTCTGTTCACCTCTAGCGTATAGTCTTAATCTATGAAAGCTGTCTTGATTATTGGCAAACCTATAGGTAACACCATCTCTAACAAACCATTCGCTTTCAATTGCTTTAGCTACTTTTAAACCATATTCCTTGCTTACTTTTTCAAGATCGCTAGCAACCTGACTTGGAAAAAACGCTTTTGTTACTGATTCGGCCATATTATTATTTTATTAATTTAGAAAAAGCACCTTTGTTTTCGTACTTCGCTATTTTTATATTCACTTTTTGTTTTTCAATTTTAGCATTGGGGTTATATAAGTGTCTGTTGCAACCCATGATAGCTAAACCACTACTAATAGCAGCATCATGTTTTGTTCTATTGTTTATATCAAACTTAGCCCAGTCTTGCAACGTTTCATTAAAATACATTTTACCTTGAGCATTAACATGATCTTGTATATACATTTCAATAGCAGCAGCATGAGCTTGCTTTACATCTTCACTTGAGTTTGGTATACCACCTATTTCTTTTTCTGTTGTAGATAGTTTATTCCAAACTTTATCAGGTCTATTCATACTAAAACCTCTATAACCACGTCTTCGTAAATAATACAATAGACGGGGTTTATTGTTCTCCGCTAGTATTGGCATCCCGTAAAATATTAATGCCATTAGAACATCTTCAAAGAAGATCTCGGACGTCTGAGGTCTAGCTACGTACTCTAAAAAGAACTGGTTAGGTGGAGAATCTTCCATACTAAACTTAGTTAACCCGTGTAAAGCACCTTTTGATCCCACACCATCAACTGTTCCTGATATATCATAACTATCACAACCAAAACAACCCATGTGTTCATTACCTGGATATTTAACACCATTTTTATAAACTACATTATTTTGTAGATGAGATGGTGGTGTCCAAGTTATTTTAAATCTACCTCTTAAATCTGGGTAAAATATAACTCTTGAATCTTTAACACCATTAGTCCATTGGAAATTACCAGTAGTTATATGATGATTACCTAGTTCATCGTTATAATCTATTTGCTCGTATATTTTAGCTAGATTAAATATGCTATTTTTTGTTTCGTCTCTGAAAGCATGTTCTTCAGTACGTGGAAATTGTCTATAAAATTCATTTAAAGCATCTCCATCGTTTTTTAAACCATCAACTTCATTTTGCCAATGATCGATAACACCTACATCTATATAGTCTCCAAGAGGACCTTTGACTTCGTCTTCAGGCGTTTCGAATACAGGTAGTCCATAAGAATCAATGAATCCCTCGTAGTTCCATTCCATAGGTATGAACAAACTATATAATCCCGAGCTAGTCTGTCCATTGCGGTTTCTTTTTGTAACGTCTGAAGCATTGTATAATTTTTTAAAGTTATCACCACCTTTATCTAAAGCGTTTGATGTTGATCCCATCATACATTTACCAATAATTCTACTACCTAATCGCAATGTGGTTTTTGTTACTCTCCAGTTATTTAATATATTGTTAGGTCTTTCCCACTTACCTGATTCATCATGTACTAACAATTTTAACTTTTCACCGTCATAACTATTATCACCAGTATTTTTCCAGTCAATAGTTGTATCTAATCCAGTAAGCTCTTCAGGTCTATCTGTTTTACTAGTGATGTTTCTTCTTGTAAGTTTACTGGCTGGTACTCTATATGCCAATTCTGTTTTTGGCCTATCCATACCGTCTTGTATTGGTTTAAAGAAGAAAGGGTAGTTAACTGATATTGGCACCACTTTGTCTGTAAACATTTTTTTAGCATCTGGTCCTGACTTAGATAATATACCGAATCTTGAGTCAGATGATATGGTTGCTGCATTAACAACCTCTCCTGATGCCATAAACGAGAATCCAGATCGTCTGTTTTTAAGGTAACACATACCGTAGCATCGTTTATCTGCTTTACAAGCTTCCCAGAATATATAGAATAATCTGTTTGCTTCCCTAAAGTCTGGGTTCCCAACATCAATCTTGGACCACTGCAAGTACATATAATGAGTGCCAGTGATATAAGTTGGAACACCTTTGTTAGAAAACCAAAACCCTTCATCTCTTTTCTTAAACTCATTTTCTATATAATCTATATATTTGTTTTTAAAATCATTAGGATAATCTCTCCAATCAAATATAGTCTTAACTCTTTTAAGTTCTTTAGGATAATCTGCTATCTGCCAGCTGTTGTTATCGAACTTTGTAACTTCTTTAGGAGTTTTAGGTAAAGCTATGTGTAAGTTTTGTATGCTATACACATCACCAATCATACCATTTTTACTTATAACAACTACATTGTGTTCTTTATTATAACCATATTTCCAGGCTTTCTTTTTATTAAGCCTTTTAATAGTATTTATTTTTATAGGATTTACAACCTTATATAAGTTTTGCTCGTACATTACTTAGATCTTCTTTCAGCAAAACCACTAAAAACTTTAGGCTTGTCTTCTTCTATAACCTTACCTTCTAATAAAGCTTTTTCGTTTTCTATTCTAGTTAGTATTTCAAAAGCATCAAATATAGCTAGCTTTTTAGTAGCAGCTGCATTTTTTAATCTATCAGCTGATATATCATCTTCTGTTTCTACTATTGGTTCTTTAGCAACTTTAATAAGTTCTTTAACCGCATCATGCCCAGCTTGGATTATATTCTTTTTCGTCTCCTTGATATTCATATTTAATTGTAATTGAGTTACTAAAAATTCTATACATTTTACTATCGTCTATAATAAACTCATATTCAGTGTTTGGTCTAAAACCTACTAAATCACCAGCTTTTAAACCAGCTTCAATTAAATTGGTATCTGGATATTTAAGAACACCTGTTAAAGATTGTTCTTTGTCTTCATTAAAAATACTATTAGATTTAGATTCAATTGGTTTTACAAAGCAAAAAGATTCATTAGCTATCCAATCTTCATCTCTTTTGTATAAAAATATTTGATCAGCATAAACAAAATACATATCATCTTTATAATATGATTTGCTGTCTTTTTCAACACCTCTAATATCGTTCCATCTTCTAAACACGTTGTGGTGAACTATAACTAGATCACCTTTTTGTATATTAGTATCTCCAACGCTAGGAACTTCTACAACAATAGCATGTCTATTAACAAACTTGTGACTAAAGTTATCTGTGTTAAGTATTAACTCTTTATCACCAATTTTCTTTTTGTTGTTATATCTATTATCGTTTAAAGGTTTTACTATAAAGTTTAAAACACTCTTCACTAGTACTCTAGATTATATTCAACTGATATAGCCATATTCTTGTTAAAATCTTTCCAAGGCATTAGCTCTTTATTTTTAGTTATATAGATAGTAAACTTATCGTTTTCTTCAACTATAGAATCGATAACGTGCCCTCCGTAAACCTCCTGGCCTACGGAATAGTGCATCGCTTCATTTTTATAGTCTTTACCTATACTAATCTTTCTTATCAGTCTCATCTTCAGGTAATTCAGCTATTGTACCGTCAGTTAAATTAACAGATACTTTACCGTATTTTTCTTCAAGTTCAGTTTGAATTACTTGTAATTCTTGTTGGCCAGCTTTCAGCTTTTCCATTGCTGCAGCTTTTTGAACTTCTAAACCACCAACTTGCATTTGAGCTTGATTTATTAAATTTACTTTACCTTGTACTGATTTTAATTCTTCGTCAGTAATCTTTTTTACATCTTTAGCGATGTCCTCTACTTTTACGTCTTTCATTTTATTTAAATTTAAGTGTTATTATTATTCTGTGGATTCTTCACTCCACGGTAGAACATCTACCGCCACAACTGGATTTATTTCTTGTTCTAATGCTTTCTCAATAGTTGCATTCATATGGGTAATTGGATGTAATTTTTTTATTTCGTCAAGCAAATCAGATTCTTTAAGATCTGAATAAGCTACAAAGTTTTCAACATCAGGCACGTTTAAAGGGCAAAAACCATTAAAATTAGCTTGTAAACCTTTATTGTCACCAGTATCAATTGTTCCAGTGTAAATAAACTTAACAGATGTTACAACATCTTTAAGTTCTTCATTCTCTTCACCAACCCGCATAACATCTAATTTATCTAGACTTGTTATTGACCATTTATATTTTATATCCATTTTTTAAATTGTTTTCTATGTTTATATTATTACGCTATTTTCACAGTTTTTACCTATTAGTAATTAGCGTATATCGATGTTGTTGATCCAACACTAGCAAAAGGGTTGGATGATACTGCTTTTCTCCACATTGTGTTGCTTTGAGAAGTCCAACTATTTGATGCTCCTAAGTTTGTTGAACCTATTATTAGTTCTGTAAAATTAGGTTTGCTTCCCATAAATACAAGATACACATAATCAGTACCAGTAGCGTTATTTTGCCAGTACATACCTAGTAAAGCATTAGAGTTGAAAGTACTATTACTAGTACTACCCATGTTAGGCCAACTTAAACTAGCGTAACCGTATGCTAATGTTGTATAATATTGATCAGACCCTACTGTTATAGTTGCTGTATATGAGTAAGATGCCGGTACTGTAAAACTTCTTGTATTTGTTGAAAAAACATATTTATTATTGTCTCCACTTTGTCCACTACCTTCTGCACCATACTGAGGGTGGCTATTTATAGCCATCACGTAAGCAACGTTATATGTGTTGTTAGAAATTAAAGACACTGTACCATTTGGACTAGCATTGTATTGTGCACTTCCTGTTGATGTTAATAATCCAGAGCTACTAGCCATCAAATCAAACTCTCTACCAGTAGAACCAGTTAATGTTTCACCGTTCCAGCTAACAGATTTAGGATCTGTAGCAAAAGCAGTATTAACCCAAATAAAACCTTCTATTTGTCTATTTTCCTCTGCAGCTGTTATATTTCTACCACTTGTAAAACCGCTTGTTGATACATTTGAAATAGAGTTTATAGTGAACACAGGCCCAACCCAATAAATTGAATCTTGGCTTATTCCTGTTATTCTAACATCATAACCAGCTTCAGTGATACTATAACCGTCTGTGCCTGGACTACCAGTTTTAGCAAACATAGCGGTTGTAGAGGCGCCATTATTATAATTATCTATTGTTCTTTGATGCCTGAGGCTTCTGTGGGTAACACCTGATATAGCGTTGCTTCCACTTGGAGTAATATTACCATACACAACACCACTAGTAGTTGTGGGCCATGTTGAAGAAGCACCGTAATCAACCCAAGTGCTAGTATTATGCCATCTAACATAAAAATGTTGCCAAGTCGGTTTATATCCGTGGAAAGATATGTATATCTTATGATCTCCACCGTTACCAGTACCACTAGTAGGGTGAAATCTACTTGTAGCGTTCCATATTCTATCTATAGAACACGCTCTACCATCTGTAAAACCACGACCAAATTTACCTTTAGTACCTATATGATTCACCCCGTTATTAGGTACGTGTTCTCCGTCAAGGGCGTTTGCCACTGAATAAGATGTTGCCTGCGCATTTGTCACCATTCCACCAGGCATAGACCCATCAGAAAAACTACTATATTGACCATTATTGCTAAGATCACCTGTATAACCGATATAACCAGTAGCAGAAGTACTTACGTTACCTGAGCTTGTGTAAGCAATATGACTATAAAGACCACTTTTAATTCTAGCTGTAAAAGTATGAGACCCATCATTTAAATCATGATCATAACCATAGAACTCACTCATTTTATGTGAACTTAATTGATCTGGTAGAGGGTTGGAAGTGGTGTTTAAATTTATATTACCACCAGACGAGTCATTGTTACTATCACTGCTCAGTCCACGTAAACTAAAATTAGATTCACCATCTGCATTGTTAGCAGTGTAATCATCTTCGTTTTTTTCAGAAAATATTTTTAATAAAGATATTGAACCACTACCAGGAACCGCCATTTTATAACCAAGGTTTTTCCATACCTACATTAACAGGTACTTTCATTTCACCAATAAAATCTTTTAAAGCACTACATAAGTTGCTATACACACCACTAGCTTCTACCCAAGCTTTAACAT